TATTTTTCTCCGTCTGTTTTAAAGTATAGCATCCAGCTTGCATCAAGATTTTCTGCTGTTATATCCCCAGCTTTACCTGTTGCAAATGCGCCAATTGTGTTAATGTCTTCTGCTAGTACAATTTTCCACTGTCTATCATACTGGTCGTAACGCAATGCAAAGTCTTTGTACTCAAACGCTTGATCAATTAATTGTGTTTTTATGTCGTTAATTAGTACCTTAGAATAATTAGGAATAACTTGTTCTAACACAGCGCCAGTTGGAATATAATCGCTTAGTGCAATAGGTGCAATTCCGTCTGCATCTAACGTAGTTCCGTCTCCGATAATAGATATTACTTTAGACCATTTATAATTTGTTTTACCTAAGTGGTCTCCTGCTGCGCCGTCGTCCATTAACGTACCGTCGGCCATAAAATGTTTGCCTGTCGGTGCAACAAACTTTACCATTGTTCCAGCTTCTAGTAAACGTAAACTGTTTGCAGTAAACGTACCTACTGTATAAGGATTTGCATCGATATCTTGTAATAGTCCTAATGTTTGGTTTGTACTAGTGCTATATTGGTTCCAAGACGCACTAAGATCACTAACAATAATTTTTGGGTATTTTGCAAGGTAGAAGTTTTGGGTGTTAATATTACTTAAAACTTTTTCGATAGTGTTATATATAACACCTTCAATGTCAGTTTGTGTTGCAAACGTAAATGATTGTTTTTCGGCAAATTCTTCTTTATAAATTACGCCGTCATCTGCAAACAAACTTGTATTTGAATACTTACCACTTGCATCTTTTAAGTCAAAGAATCGACTTATACCACTTGAAATTCTATTTGAACTTTTAGTTTTAATAATGTCTTGACTAATTGCCAACGGGCCAATATTATAATCTTCGCCAGTAATTAATCTATTTTGTGTATAATAAGTTGCAGGTGCATTTTGCTTAATTTCTGCATTAGTTTCTGATGATGTGCCGTTAGACACAGTATAGTTTAATTTAAGTCCAAGTGTAAGTGTTTGTGCTGTACCGTTTCTTGACTGATAAGGTATATCAATACTTACTGTATTAATTGCACTAGGCGTTATTACACTTCTCACGTTACTACTAGATCTATAATATGCTCTAAAATCACCAGCCGGTAAATTACCAAATACACCGTCACTGAATACTAAGTTAATTCTGTCGCCAATACGTGTAGTTACTGCAAATACATCTCTAGTTTTATTAAACAAGCTATTGTAGATAACGTTGTTGCCTTCAGTAGAATCTATTTTTGTCCACTGGTTACTTTCGTAGCCGCTGCTGTTTACTGCAAATACCCAAACATCAGTATCATTAATATTTTCAGAATCAATTTGAATTGCTTGATTCGGCGTAGGGTTAGTTACACTAAAGTTTCCTGTTTCAAGCTTACCTTGACGGAAGTGCATAAAGAAGCCAGTGTTAGCACTGCCGGCGCCTTGTCCGTCATCACGGAATAAAAATGCAGGACTGTTACCTGGAAGCGGTGCTTCTTCAAATATTTCGTCTGTTGACATATCTGTGCTTACAATTTCAAAGCCCGTGCTTACACCTTCAATACGCTTAGTAAAAGGATATATTGCTGTGCCAGTATTTGTAGCATTTAAGCGATATTTTTGTGTTTGTACATCTGCAATTAATGCAGACTTTAAAGGATTACCAATCGAATTAGATATCGGTAATGCTGAATTCATAATCTTAACAAACTGCTCAAAGTAATTTGTGTTAGTTTGGTCATTCCACTTAACAGTAATTCCTGCCATATTTAACCCGTTACTATCTAACAGATTTTCAGTTGTTTTAATTGTGTCAAATTTAAGCAAGCCGTTAGCTGCTTGGTTTCTGCGGGGATTGTAAGACAACATACGTGCTAGACGTAATACACTTTCTCTGCGTTCTGCTGTTTCAAGGAAGTTTTCACGAGCGTTTAAATCAATACGGAATGATAAGTTTTGCCCAAGGAAAGCAATCATATCAATTAGCGCAAGGTATTCACTCGATTCAATGTAATCGTTAAAATCTTCTGGATAGTTTTGACGCAAATAGTTAATCATTGTGCGTCTTAGATTATCAAAATCGTAGCTTTGGAAATCAGCATTCCTAAAGCTTTGGTATATTCTTTTCCAGTCCTCAGCTACTAAAAGCCTCGACTGTCGATCATTTGCAGACATATCATTTTCCTTGTTTACTAATGTATTTACCTGAAATGATAATGTGTGTATTTAATTTTTATTGCTGGAGTAGTCCGTTATCTTTGTCAAATCTGAAGCGTAACTGATCAGTTACACCGAAGGGTAAAAACGTTATAGCGCAATCAATTTGTATTCCTTGCTCATACGTATCAATTTCAATATTACTTGCTTGTATTCTGGGATCATAGTTAACAATGCGAGTAACATCATCAATAATTGCTTCTTGCACTTCGATAGTAAACGGTTCATATAAAATATCCCAAATAATAGTGCCAAATGTAGGATCACTTAATTTCTCAGTTTGGCGTATATGGAAGTGATTTATTAAGTCTTGTTTAATAAGTTCAAAGTCATATATACTAAAAGTTTTAGTATTTGCAACTGTAGAGAAACCCCTGTATGTTCTACCAGACGTTGCTGTCTGTTTAGGATTGGATATTGTAACTCTTTTGTATAGATTTTTTTCTAATTGGCTCATACTATATTTACCCTAATTATACCCTTAAAGAACCTGCTGGTTGTTGTGCTGCACTATTATCAGTTGGCTCTTGTTGTTTTATATTTTGTTTTGCTAGTAAAATTTCCTGTTCTAAACTTTTTAATGCATCAGCTTCTTCATTATGGAACCGTTTAACAACACTTGCTTTAACACCAGAAGTACTCCTAGCAAAATGCTTATTGACATTTCGACGCTCTTTATAAACTGCTCTAATTAAAGCAGCTTCACTTGGTTCAGTGAGAGATGGTTGGTTACCTGGATATCCAAGAGATGCAAGAGCATTGCGGAATACTTTTGCTGCGCCGCCAACTCCGTGTTGTATAGCACAAGACCACACAACATTTTGTAAAGTTGTAGAACGTAAATTACAGTCAAGAGCAGTTTTTCTTTTAATATTTCTAGCACCTGGACTATAGTACGCTAATACTGCATACTCGTGTTGTGCTTCTGCTGCTTCTGCTGTAGACATTACTTGTGCCCAAGCTGCTTTATATGCTTTAGTTCCTGCGCGGGCTGCTGTTGCTCCTCCTGCTGCGGATAATTGCGACTCTAAATTAGGATGTGCGTTTGCTAGCCAATTATGGAATTCGTTCATAACACCTACGTTTGCTGCAAGCTGATATGTTCCGTAACTAAATCCACCTGTACTATCCCAACCAATAGTTGCTGGGTTTCCTCTTGATTCGTATCTTGCGCTTAATGATCCTAATGCTTCTGTACCGTCAAAGTCAAAGTTGCTTGTATAATCTCCTTGTGGTACTGGAGTTTGGCCGTGTCCGGGTCCACCTGCACTTGATCCTGATGTAACGTTGCCGCCTGAGCCGCCAACATACGCACTTGTTGTACGTCCTTGTAAGTTTTTATCAAACGTATCCGGAGTAACTACTCTATCTGCTGTTGGGAGTGCTCCTGGTGTTTCTCTATCTGTTTGTGTTTTCTTAAACGATAGCGGATCTAAGTTTTCATGGTGCGGCCAAGGCTCGTGCTGCGGTGCTCTTGCTAGTATAGATTCGTATCCTGATATTACACTACCTGGCTCAACACGCGGTAACGTGATTGTTTCAAGTGATTGTACTTCTTGCGAAGGATTTGCTATCGAAGCTGTTGGTCCATTCATATGCACATATGTTGCTGTTTCTCTATGCTCTTTAGTACTGTTAATATGTGTTGAGCCGCCTGCTGTTAATCTATTATCTTGACCTGTTTTAATATGCAAAAAATTATTAGTATCTAAATGCTGCGATCCTTTTACTTTTATATGTTGATCTTTTCCTACAGTAATTTTACTATTAGCTCCAACATGTAAATTAAAATCGTTAACAGATTCAATTTGTACTCTGCCAGTATCTTGGCCTTTTGTTCTGCCAGTAGCTTTAATATTAACATTTCTGCCAGCTTCCATATTAATATCACGTTCAGCAGTAATGTTTAAATCATTTTCAGTCATAATACTAACACTGTCTTGTGCATGAATATCAATTTTGCCATCACTAGACATTTCTATCCAAGTTGTTCCACGAGCGTTACCTATATAAATTAAGTCTTCGCTGTTATTCATTAATATTTGATGACCAGTTCTAGTACGTATACGGAATAATTCGTTTTGCGGAATGGTTCTATCACCGCCCTCTTCTTTATTTCCTTTGTTTTTATATATAGGAGGACCATCTTCTGCATGTGTGGCGCGAACAAATCTTTCATCGCCGTCGTCCATTACAAATGATGTGCCGCCAAGTCTATTAGACGGTACTGCTACTTTTTGTCCAGCTGTGCCTATTTCTGATTTAGGTGCTCCGTCTCTCCGATCCTTTGGACCAGGAGTACTAATACCAAATACCATACTAGGTATTTCTCGTCTTGCACTAGTTGTAGTTGTGCCGCGGGCTTCGTCATTTAACAACCCTTGAATTTCTAAGGATTCTGTAAAGTCTTTGTTGTAAGGTTTTTCAAAAAGTGTAGGATCAACCTTTGCGCCAGTTTCAATTGCTTTGTTATACTCGCCTACTGGGAGTTTTCTACCTTTTAAACCAGGAGGAGTAACACCTGTTGTATTTTGTGTAGATGCTCGGCCGTCAGGAACCATAAAGTTCATATAGTCTGCAGGTATACATCCAATCCAATAACCAAAGTTTGCATTGCCTTCTGCAAATATTACAAGAACTTTTGTTCCTACATCAGGCGGCACCATCCACATACCATAACTTTTTTGTGTATGTTCGTAACCATCGTTTGCTGTTAACGCTGAGTTTGGTGTTGTGCCGTAAAAAGGGCTTAAATATCTAACATTTAGTAGCTGTCCTGATTTTTCCGGGGTGCCGCCCGCTTGAGTGTATTTTAACAATTCAACAGTAAGACCGCCCATATATCGACTGTCGAGGTTATTAACTACAATTGCTTCATATGGTCCTGAATCTTTAAATCCAGTAGTCATACCTGCTGATGTTCTTGTATAGTTTCCTGATGCCATGTTTAATGTAGTCCTCTAGTTATGGTGCTGTGAATAATTTCTTACCACTGTTAAAATCATACCTGTCAAATCCAGTACGCATTGGTTTATATGCATACACGCCTTCGGTTACTGAGGCTTCTGAAGAAGGTTTACCGTTTACTGGATTAACTGTTGTGTCTTGAGTTACAAGTTGAGGCTTAGTTGCTTCTGCAGCTGGTCCTGGGTTTGCAGTTCCGTCGGATACATTTGGATTTACATTTGCTCGTTCTGCGGCTCGTTTTCTTGCTTCTGCTATTACGTCATCCGGGCCTTTAACTTTAGGTGCCGAGCCTGCTCCTTTAGCAACTTGATTTGCAGGTGGAACATTTGGTATGCAAGGTTCAAGTTTTTCTACAACCTTAGTATCAGGTTTGCCTGTACCAAGGTTTGTTGCCTCTGCTTTTAAGCTTGCTGGAGTAACAGTGGCTGCTACTTTAACATCATCTATATTTTTTGGAGAACCTGTGCCTACTTTTGTTTCACTAGTAGTTACAGCACCGGCAGCTTTAGGATCAGTTACTACTGTAGTTTCTACAGTATTTCCTGTAACAGCACTAGTAGTTTTTGTTACTTCTGTAACCGGTCTTGCATGGTCTACGTTTGGGTCAGGTACATAAAGCGGAACGCCATACCAGTCGTCATCAAGTAATACCGAGTTTATTGGAGGCCAAAGTGTTGCTGTAGAGAGAGATTCAATGAATAACTCATAACTTCCGTCATTTGTTATCTTCAGCTCACTAAGCTCAATACACAACGGTGTTATTCGCCAAAATTCCCAGTCAGGAACAACAACAAAATAATGTTTATTATTTGGAAATGGTACGCCACTATGGCGTTCGTGATTATCTATTATTATAATAACTCGGGGTTTGCCATCTTCATGAACAAACGCCTGATGATAGTTATCATACGCCACAAACCCGTCTGCGGTTCTCCAACCTTGGTCAGGTTCTGTAGTGACTGCTACCGATTCGTCTTCAGTTTCGCCGGTTGGTTCGTCGTCATCTATCTCTACCATCACCCAACTCCTTTAAGTAAGCTTTTAGCTTTGTCACTTGCTGCACCAGAAACTGATGCTATGCTAGTCGATGCTATGCTATTTACAGCACTGTTAGCTTTGTCAGTAGCAGCTTTGGCTTGCGTTTTTAAATCAGTTGCAGCTTGTCCAGCTGCAAGTCCAGCTTGAAGCGATGTTTGTCCGTAGCCGCCTGCAGCAGCAGCACCAATACCTCCGATTGCACTACTAGCTAGTGAGCCAAGAGCAAGGCCACCGGCGCCTCCTATTTTACCAGCTATTGCGCCAAATGCTGCATCGCCTAGTGCTTGTGGAATAATTTTACTTAGATCAAGAGCTTTTACTAGTCCAAAATCAACACCTGCAATTTCAGACGGTATAGCATTAGTAATAGCTCCCATCGCGGCAGCTTCAAGATCTTTAAATCCTGCTGATAACTTATCAGCTTCGTCAGATGGTATTGCTGGTAATAACTTTGTGATATCATCATTTGCTGGCGCTGGTATACAATCTATACCTTGGTTTTGTGCTCCGACTGTTCCGTCACTAACTACTGTTCCCTTTTTAATTGAAGATTCATTACTAACTTCTACGTTAGATTTAGATCCTTCTGTAGCAGGATCATCTTGTCCAACACGCCTAACCATTTTAAGGGTTTGTGTGAATTGCCCTTTAGAGAAGTTATTAACCACTGCCCAAATATTGTACAACCCACTAAAGTTTTGTACTGTTTGCGGCATTTCCATAGTTGCACCTTTAACTTGGTAATCAAATGGTGTTTTGAAATTAACTACACAAAAAACTTGTCCTCTAGTATATATCATTGTACCGTCAGATCCTACACTAGGTTTATCTTTAGACATAGATGTGTAGTTTCCAGTCTGTTGTGGGATGAAGAACGGGTCTCCCATAATAGACATTTCAGCAGTAATCATGTCGGCTGTTAAATTTGTAATTCTATCATGAAAGTTTTCTGCAATTCTTGTACGTATGTCTAAACTATGAGATCCTGGAGATAAAGCAGTTTTAGTCTCTAGCTGGGTGCCACCACCTGGATCGTTGTTACTTCCGGTGTTTTTTGGATCAGCAATTGTTGCTCCAGCATCCATATCTTGTTGTACTGTTGCCGTTGTACCAACGTTTGTATCTTGACGTGAACCCGAGTTCATACCTAAATCTGAAAATGCTGTTTGCTGAAATGCATTATTAAAGTTAATATCAAAAGCTAAAACATCTTCATTTTTACCTGTGTAAATATAATTGTATTCTTTAGCTGCGGCAGCTCTTAATCCTGCTGCATTAGATGCTTTAGCAGAACTTGCTGCTGTTACAGCTTCATCAACTTCGTATGGAACAACACTATACACATAAACTTTAGGCTTGCGGCCCATTGTAGCTTCTGTTAGTTTACTTTCTTCAAGATAAACCTGTGTGTCAATTCTAAACCATTTAGACATTCCATTTTTTGTTTCCTCTGTTGATTTAACCATTGCATATTCAGTTTGTAATACTAACTTTTCAATAATAGCAGTAATTTGTTCGTTACTTTTAAATTGATGTTCTCGTACTGCTCCTGAAGGTTGTGCTGCTTGGGCAGCAGTATCAACTAGTCCGGTTTCGTCATCTGTAACTGCTTGGGCATCCACAGCTGGTGTGTTGCCAGGTGCATTTGTATTAATTGTTACTGGACTTAGACCAATTTCATTCATTAAGTCTGTATTTTCAGCAAAGCTTTTAATTATATTAAAAATATTTGTTGATTGTTTAATTACTATGTTATCTAAACTTTCTGGCGTAGCATTAGATTCGTTTAGATCAGGATTTTTATGTTGGCCTTTTTCAGCAGCTTGTTTTTCTGCTGTAGTAGTAAAAGCTTCTTCATCAATTGTTTTTGATTTTAATGCATTTCGTATTGCTGCTTCATCTTTTGGAAATGCTATAATATATCTATCATAAGGAGCAAGTGCTCCAGCTTCTTCTAAGTTTTGTATTTGACCGTTTATTCCTGCTGTAATTGACGCATCATTTGTTTCAAGAATTTCGTGTAGTTGCGTTCCATATGCTGTAATTGATGTTTTAATTTTATTAATATTATCATCTAATCCTGTTTCAGCCATTGGTACTGCTGTAACTGCATATCGACTACCTTGGCCGGAGACATTAAATTCCATATTAACAAGTTTAATAGGTATAAAAATAGGCTCTGTAACAAAGTTAGCATCTGAGTAGCCGTCTAAATTCCAGCCAACAAAATCTATTCTTAAACAAAAAGGAGCTTGTAGATAATTAGATTCACCAGATTCGGCAGCTGATCCAATAACAGCTTGAATAAAATTTCCCATACTATAAGGTTCAGTTACATTAAACGTAAGTGCTGTTCCTAATGTTACCCTAGTGTTTGGATTAGGAGCAATTACGCCTTCTATGTTTAGATCATCAATATA